CACGACCACGAAAGAGGTCACGGTGAACTTGTTGAAGGTGTATGGGTCACAGTAAAGTCTATACAAGGTAGAGCGTTGTATTTTGAAACATATCTACCAGAATATGGCGCAGTATATGACAAATTACCATTGTCAGCGTTTGTGTGGAAGAAAGACTTTGAAGGTGATTTATCTTTAGAAGAATTAGAATTATGGGACTGTTTTAGTTATGATATAACAGTTATAGAAAAAAGATTATTAAAAGGACAAAGAGCTAAATATTTTGCTCCTAGTAGAAAATGGCACGAAGGTGTTTATTTGTTTACAATAGATAGTTGTAATCCAGATTCAAATAGACTAAATACTACGTTTAGTGAAGTGCCAACGCAACATAAGTCGTTTAACATTTTAAAATTAAATAACGGCTATTTTGCTGCTCAACCAAACAATCGTATGTTGATTTTAGATAAATCATATACACCGAAGACTTTAAAGTTTCCAGACTTTAAAGTTTCTTCTATTGAGTATTCCGTAGAAGATAAGGTAAAACAAACCTTTGGAGATGAAACGGAGTTTTTCTACGGAGTAAAAGATGAAAAATAGCTTACTAATTCATAAGCACTTAATTGTTCGTGCTGAAGTTAACAATCCACCAAAAGATGTAGAGAAGTTAACAGAATGGTTAAAAGAATTTATTGAATCTATTACTATGAAAATTATGTTAGGTCCTTATGTGGCTTATTGTAATAATGAAGGTAATAGAGGCATAACAGGAGTAGCAGTAATTGAAACAAGTCATATTGCTATTCACGTATAGGATGAGCCAGTGCCAGCTTTAGTACAATTTGATGTGTACAGTTGTGCTGATTTTGATCCATATAAAATTGCTGAAAAGATAAAACAAGATTTTGATGTTGTCAAAATAGACTATAAGTTTTTAAATAGAGAAACAGGTCTTAAACCTATAAGAATGAAAAAGGATAAGTAATACAAATGACAAAAAGTGTATTTAATAAAGATAAAAATTTAGACGCCACAAAACAGTTAATGTTTTTTGGTCCTGACTTATCGGTTCAAAGATATGATAATATGAAATATCCTGTCTTTGATAAATTAAATCAACAACAACTAGGTTACTTTTGGAGACCTGAAGAAGTTTCATTACAAAAAGATAGAAACGATTATCAAACTTTATCAGAACAACAAAAATTTATTTTTACATCTAATCTAAAATATCAAACTATGTTAGATAGTGTACAAGGTAGAGGACCTTGTTTGGCTTTCTTACCTTTTTGTTCTTTACCAGAATTAGAAGGTTGTATTGTAACGTGGGACTTTATTGAAACTATCCATAGTAGAAGTTATACTTACATCATTAAAAATTTATATTCTAATCCTAGTGAAATCTTTGATACCATTATACAAGATGAAAAGATTGAAAGACGAGCAAAGACAATTACAGAAACTTATGATGAAATGATTAACTACGGTTATCAATGGTGTTTAGATCCTAAAAAAGTAGATATGTATGAATTGAAAAAGAAACTTTATCGTACAATGGTAACTGTAAACATATTAGAAGGTTTAAGATTTTATGTATCTTTTGCTTGTTCATTTGCGTTTGGTGAATTAAAACTATTAGAAGGTTCAGCAAAAATTATATCTTTTATTGCTAGAGATGAAAGTCAACACTTGGCGATGTCACAAACAATTATTAACAATTGGCGTGAAAGAGAAGGTGATAAAGAAATGTTAAAGGTAATGAAAGATTGTGAAAAAGAAGTTTATACAATGTATGATGAAGCCTTACAAGAAGAAAAACGTTGGGCAACTTATTTGTTTAGTAAAGGTTCAATGATAGGACTATCAGAAAAACTATTACACCAATTTGTAGAGTATATGGCAAATAGAAGAATGAAAGCTATTGGTTTGACGCCTATGTACGACCAAAAGACTAATCCATTACCTTGGGTAGATCATTGGTTAAATAGTCGTTCTTTACAAAACGCACCACAAGAAACAGAAATAGAAAGTTATGTGATTGGTGGTATCAAACAAGATGTTAAGAAGGATCAATTTAAGAAGTTTAAACTATAATGATAGAAAAAAGACAAAAAACTTGTTCTGGTTGTGAAACTAAATATACTGTAGAATGGAATATAGAAATACAGGATTTAGAACCATTAACTTGTCCGTTTTGTGGACACGAGGTGGAAGATTTAGAAGATGATGAAGCAATCTGGACAAACGAAGAAGATAATTGGGATTGATTATAGTTTAACAAGTCCTGCTATTTGTATAGCAGACGAAAGTTTTGAGTTTAGTAAATGTGAATTTTACTACTTAACAAGTAAAAAGAAACATTTAGGTAAAGTCTATAAAAATATTACTGGTGATGAACATAAAGAATATAATGACCCGATTGAAAGATTTACAAATATATCCGATTGGGTTTTTAAATCCATACATACTCTCTCAAATGTACATCAAGGTATGGAAATCTACATTGAAGGATACTCCTACGGTTCAAAAGGACAAGCCATCTTTCAAATCGCAGAAAACTGTGGAATTCTTAAACACAGATTATCCGAACGTAAACTTACATATGGAATTGTTGTACCTAGTGTTGTTAAAAAAATGGCTACAGGAAAAGGTAACGCAGATAAAGAAAAGATGTATGAACAGTTTACAAAAGACACTAAAATAGATTTGAAGAAAGTATTTGATATGAATAAATTGAACAATCCTGTAACTGATATTATAGATAGTTATTATATAGCGAAAAGTGGTTATGAAAATAATTCAATTTGATAAGTCAAAAGCAGTTACTTCTATTGTAAGTGCTTTAAAACAACAACACGAAATTATAAACTTATCAGATGTTGATACGTTTAATTACACACATTTTTGGCATATGAAAACTTGTGACTTCTTTTTAAATAATGGTACTTTTGGTAGTGAACACCCTAAAAGAGTTTGGCAACCTAACAAAGATAATCATAAAATGGCTGTGATGAATCATAGAAACGATCTTGTTAATATGTTTGCCTATCATTATAATAAAAAAATAATTCATTTAGAAAGTGCTACATTAAGTAGAATTAAATGTAATTACATTAATAAATTTTACAAAGAAATACCACCTAGATTTTATAGAATGGGATTAGATCATTGGGTGTATAGTAAAACAAAATGGTGTAAACCTATCAAAGGTCGTTTAGAAAATACTGTAAAATTGATAGAACATTCAAATAAAATAAAGTTTACAAATGTATTTAATCATAAGTGGAAAAATAATAAAGATGGTTATATTTTAATTTTACCAGGACTAGAAGATGATCCTACTAGCTCAATACCTGTTGCTAGTTTTGTTGAACAAACAATACATTGGATTAAACAAGTTACAAATAGAAAAATTGTTGTGAAGGCACACCCACATAGTAAACTAACTTATGATAATTTAGATGTAGAAGTAATGACAGGTTCAAATAGAATTGTTGACATTGTAAAAGATGTATATTGTGCTGTACTAGATAGTAGTACAAGTATATTTGAATTAACAGAATTAGGTATACCTACTATTACAACTGAACACAGTTTTGGTGTAGGATTAGGCAATACAGATTTAAGAAAGATAGAAAATTTAAAATATAAAAATAGTAAAGAAGTATTAGAATGGTATGAAGAAATGGCTTCAACTGAATTTTTAATGAGTGAATTTAGTAAAAAAGAATTTATTGAACCTAGAATTATGGAGTTACTAAATGAGTAATATAAAAGGATTGCCAAAACATCTTGGTGGACACGGTAATGTAACACACATAGACACAGGATTATTAGAGTTTGCTAGAGATGAACTAAATTGTAAATCTATGTTAGACATAGGCTGTGGTCCTGGTGGTATGGTCTATGAAGCAAGAAGATTAGGATTTGACGCAAGAGGTGTTGATGGTGATTTTGTAACACAAAGAGAAAAACCAGAATTATTTGAAATACACGATTTTACAAAAGGTAAACTAGAACATATTAAAATGGATTTTGATATGATCTGGTGTTGTGAGTTTATAGAACACGTTGAAAAACAATATGAAGATAACTGGATGAGTTTAATGAAAAAAGGTAAATATGTTTTTGTTACTTATTCTGAACCAGGTAAGCCTGGTCATCATCACGTTAATTGTGAACCACTAGAATACTGGTTAAAGTTATATGAAAAATATGGTTTTAAGTTTAGAGAAGATTTAACAAATCAATCAAAAAAACTTTCTACAATGAAAAGAGAGTTTTGGAAAGACTGTGGATTAATATTTGAAAGGATATAATGAAAAAGGCGATTATAACAGGCGTAACAGGACAAGATGGTTCTTATCTAGCAAAATTATTATTAAGTAAGGGTTACAAAGTTTATGGTGCTCAAAGACGTAATACGGGTAAGAGATATTGGCGTTTAGATGAACTCGGTATTACAGATCAAATAGAATTTGTTGATATTGATTTAGGCGAACCATATAATATAGAAAAAGTTTTAGACAAAGTACAACCAGACGAGTTTTATAATCTGGCT